CGCTTGCCCGCCCGCAGGGCTTGAATCGGCGGAAAGGACCCGTATTTTAATGAGAGACAAAAATCCACCGACCCGCCACCCGCGCGGGTTTGCAGACGCCCTGCCCGACTCATCGCCCGCCTCGGTTCAGGTAGAACTCCAGCTCGTGCATGAATGTGCGATCCAGATCCGCGTCGATCTTAGCGACTATGGCGGCGTTTACATCCACCTGGTCAAACATGGATGCAATGGATATGGCGCTCTTAACGCGGATAGGGTAGCGGTCCTTGCCAGTGCGGATCAGGATGCCAACATGACCAGACCAAAAGGTTTGCATGAATGCGCTCTTGAGTTGTGTCCGCCGGCCCTTGATTACTTCAGTCTCTACGCCTTGGAACGCAGCCGAACGCTTCCTCGTCGTCACGCCCTTGCGGGTGATAACCTTATTCCTGTTCGTTTGTTTTGCCCCAAAATACGACAGGGAAACAGACTGGCCACCGATCGTCAACGTGGCCTGGAGATCTTTCACTCGCCCCTCGAACAGATCCAGGCGCGCATCAAGTACTGCCTTCGGTACGTTGTAGCGCTTGCGGATCTCACTGGAAACCAGAGTCTTGACGGACTTCAGCACCTTGTTCATGGCACTGACCATAGCCTTGCGGATATCGCCTATCGTCTCTTCGGTGGCCTGTCCCATAGCTTCGGCAAAACCGGTACAGGAAAACGACAACGTTTTTGACGTATCTTCACGACCCTCGAAACCGATAGGGTGATAAGCTCCATGGCCGCGAGTGCCGCTGATGAATATCCCATGTGGGTTGTAACTGTTTCTTGCCATTGCCTTTTCCTCCTGTCGTAGATTGTCGGAGATTGTCGGAGATGCTTTTTAGCTATCTCCGACAGAATAAACCTTATAAAACAAATACTTTCTTTTTTGTCGGAGATGTCGGAGATAAAAACAACAATATAAAAAGCAATTCGGTTGTCGGTGTAGTGGAGATAATTCACGATTGCGTGCGCGCATGTACGTATTATGTTCAAACTATCTCCGACATCTCCGACAACCTCTATAAGTCTATGAAAGAACTAACTAAATCCTGTCGGAGATGCTTGTTTTTATCTCCGACACATCCCCGACAATCTCCGACATTATTGATTTTAAAGATCAATAAAGCCCACCTTAATACCCACTGGTAGCGGCGCCCGAAGCGAGGGGGGCGGGGGAATCAAGGCCGACGTCGGCGGGATCGGACAGCGACAGCCCCACCCATGCATCCTCGCGTGAGCTGGTGAGCTTGCCCTTGCGGACGGAGGGCATGACACGCTTGAACTCCCTGCCGAAGTGGATGCGGTTGTGAGGCGTAAAATTCCCCTCCCCACACCAAGAGCGATACGCCTTATAAAGTGCGGCTACGCCGACGCGATAGGTGTCACTATCGTGACACAGTAGCCGCTCTTGGCAGAAGACACGCACCGGATCGTTGGTGGCCTTGTACTCGCACAATGTCGCCTCCATATCATCCGACCAGGTAAACTCCCCCAGCTCATACAAGCGCTCCAGCCCAGCCAGTGACCAGGCGAATATACCGTCCAGCTCGGCCAGCAGCTTGTCGATCAGGTTGAGGTCTTTGCCGGACGCCACGGTCAGAAACTGGCGCTTGAACTGGATCGGCAGCAGCCGCCTCCAGTAGCCATCCGAATTGTCCAACACCTTCGGGAAGCGGTTGGAGGCAAACACGATCTTGCCGTCGAAGCGGAACTCAAAGAAATCCTTATGCTTGAAGCAGGCCGAGACCAGCGAGCCGTCGATCAGCTTCTTGAACCACTCCGAGGTAAACGCCCCGGAATCGAACTCCGCAGAAACGTTCAGACGCTTGCCAAACAGCGAGGCCCTGTAGAACTCCTTCTCCAGATCCTTCAGGCCCACAGCAGAGCAATTCTGCTCACCCAACAACGCCGTCAGCACATCCAACACGATGGACTTGCCGTCCGCCCCAGGGCCGAACATGAACAGACACTTCTGGAAGCGGGTCGATGACACCAGGCAGTAACCAAAGAACTCCTGCAGCGCCATGATCGTGCCGGGATCCTGTACCGTCTCGCCCAGGAACTGCAACCAGCGATCGCAACGCGGATCACCCTGGGGATTGAACTCCACCCCCAGCATGAAATTAAAGAATTCGTCTTTGGTATGCGGCCGGGTCTCGCCCGTCTCCAGATCAAACAGGCAGTTCTTCAGGCAGATCCAGCGCTTTGAATCGTTCATCTTGCGCCCATGCTCCAGGCTGGACAAGATCTTGACCATCGTGGCCGCGTCCGAGGAGCGCGCCGTGGACGCCTCCAGTTCCAGCATCTGCAGCGCCTTTTTCTGGATGTGCACGATATTGTGCAACTCCCAGTAACGCTCATTCCAACGGTACATCAGACCCGAGTCGGTATCCGATACCACGTCCAGATCCTTCAGTATGGCCTGGGCCAGCAGCGCAGGCTTGAAGGCATTGCCATTGCGGCCGCCAAAGAAGCGCTTGGGCGTCAACGGCGGTGCCTTCTCCGGAGGAGAAAACGTCCCGGCCGTCGCCAGCAGGTCTTTTAGATCGGCCAGACAGCGGCCGCGCTTGACAAAAAAGTCGGTCAGGTCCTCGCCATGGTTGGCAGGCCACAGCGCACCCTCGGACTGGACGAATTCGGAAAACTTCTGTTTCGGATCGTCCAGGGGATGCGGCGTACCTTCATACATGGATGCTGGCCAGCGGATGAAACGGAAAAGTTTTGACACCGGAGCCAGAGCCAGGCCAACCTTCTCGGTACCGGCCAACCCGACCTTGTCGGCGTCATAGCAGTTGATGACTTCACACCCATCGAAATGCTCGGTCCATTCATCCTTCCAGATCCGCGCCCCGGTGGTCTTGGTGACCGCATTCAGCCCCTGGGAGAGTGCGCAGATGAGATCCGGTTCGCCCTCAACCTGCCACAATGGCCCAGGCCCCCACTGGGAGGGGGGAGGGAGGAGGCGCGCCTCGCCCCGACCGGCACAGGAACAAATCTTCTCATCCGCCTCGGTACGATCCCAGGGGAGATAAAAACGGACATTGCGCAGATCACCAGCATCATCGATCACAGGAATGGCAACACGGCGCTGGCCGAACGCCATCCGACACTTGAACAGCTTGCCGCGTTCCTTTGTGTGGATGTACTGGCGCAGCTGTAGCTGTTCCATCACCGCACGAGACCAACCCCGCTCCTTGACCAACCGATCCAACCACTCATCAGGGAGGGGCGGGAGGGCGTTAAACTGTTTCCAGGGGATAGGATCAAGCACGGCCTCGGCTTTCGGCTCGACATCGGCGGGTTTTGGTTTTGATTCATCAAGTTCAAACGGGGGAGGATCGGCGGGTTTTGGTTTTGATTCATCAAGTTCAAACGGGGGAGGATCGGCGGGTTTTGGTTTGGGAGTTGCTTTCTTGGCTGGTTTTGGAGCGGAGGCGGAGTCCTGATCTTTCTCGATGCCGAATTGCTGACAGAAGGCTTTGAACCCGCCCATGTCACGCTTCATGCCCTGGTTGTAGCACCACAGATCAATCAGGTCGCCCTTGAAACCGCAGGCCATGCAATTGCCCAGGTCTTTCCTGTAATTATAGCTGTAGGAGGGTTTGTTCTTATCGTCATGGGCCGGGCACAGGCCGTGCAGCTCGCCCTTGTTGGCCATGACTTCCTTGACAACGAACAGGCCGCGCGCAATCGTGGCGCGCTGTTCCTCAGTCATGTGCTCTTCACAAAATCTCAAAACCGCTCCTGGTCAACACAATGCAATAAATTCAATCAGATTATGCTACCAACAAATCACCCTGCACATCGATCACCGGAGGCCGCACCGCGAATATTTCGAATGCCTTGCGGTGATGCTTGATACATAGCTCGACAGCCACAACAACCTTGAGGCGATCCTCCTCATGGATGGCGCTGTTGATGGCTAGAAAATCAGCCTTGAGCTGCCTGACCACATCCGGTCGTTTATCCCGCAGCCACTCCATGGCGCCGTCTGGATAAAACGAATTAATCAGACTGACGCCATCCCGCAGCACCTGGACAGCGCGATCCAGGTCAAACGGGGGATGTGCTGCCACAGCCTGGAACTGCCGCACGGCGGGGATGTTCTTGGAAAAACGGCTCATGCCTGCACCCCCTTTGCATCCACTCCGTAACGCTCCGACAGCACCATAATGGCCTTGATGCAGCATGACGCCACCTGAGCCAGTTCACGAACCACACCATGTTCACCATGCAGATCTCCAACAGCCTCAGCTCCACCCGCCTCCACCATCAGCTCGTGGATGATTACCGGCATCATTTGTTCCAGGGTGTAGTCATGCCAGTCGCCATACTTCACGATCGACGCTTCGCGCTCCTCCAGAATCATATCCAGCGCATCGAGCAGGGTCATACCGACAAACCTCTAACGTTTTCGACAAAACGGGCGGCCATAACAATGGCTGCGCCGGGCTTGAGGCCGGACAGCTTGACCAGACAGGAGCGCTTGACATCATCAAACGCATCATCCAGGGCCAGGCACAGCAACTCGTCAACGCTCAGCGCCACCCTCCGGCCACTGGCGTCAGTTACCGAAGCAATTGATCCATGATCCAGCACCTCTTCAACCTGGGCCTTGGCAGCCTCTTCGACGTGTTTAATCACCTTTAACGCACCAGCAATCGGGCTGGAACCCCTATGCGACGGCTCACCAGCCTCGCGCTTGGCCTGGGTGAAATGCGCCTTGCACATCCCATCGGTTTTATGCTGTTCTGTTTTTGTGCAACCCGTGACTTTGCATTTTTTAACGGCCATTGCCTTTTCCTCCTGGACTACTATTGTTTTTGCGGCCTGCCAGGCCTCGCAGCCCCGGCAACTCATAGATGCGGATTTTCTATATGAGATGCACTTGCCGTCACCAGGCACAATATGCAGACTCAATTCACAACCATATTCATTTGGTATCGCGGGTGGATAGGTCATTTTTATCTCAATCAATCCGTGGCAATCTGGGCGGCCGGGTGTTGCGCGGGACAACATCGATCAACTGATCCATATCCCGACCGGCCCTGCCAGAAACAGCACACAGGCACATAACCACTACCCCGCACAGCCCACCCAGAAAGCAGCCCACTCCAAAGCCAACCCAAACCGGACTCATCGACCACCTCGCGCCTGCAACTCCATGCGGGCATTAATGGCGGCGGTCTGCACAGCCAGCGTCTGCCGGGCCTGTGTAGCCAGCCAGGCCTTATCGGTATGCTGAAGATATGGCCGAGACGGGGCCGGAACCTCGATCACAGCCCAGCCGCAAACACCCATCAACACCAGCCAGAGGCACAACCCGAACATAGTGGACACAAAACCCTCACGCATAACACCCCTCCAATCCATGATAATTATCAGACTCGAACAGTGGGCAACCCTCTGTGGTACGCCCCTCAATCCAGGCAATCATCAACTCCCGGCACACAGCCGCTCGCATCACACAGCGCAGCTTATCGCGGCAACTATCGCACTCAGGCCACGGAGGCGGGTCTGGTTGTGCTTTGACCATGGTCATAACCCCCCTGGAGCAGACTGCGTGAACCATTCTTCACATCTTCCAACTGGGTCATATAGCGGTCAAAGACCGCCTCGGCAAACGACGTCACACCATATTGAGCGGCCAGTGGCAGCATCAGCAGACGCAGGCCGATGATCTGGTGCGTTTTCATAAAACCGACCAGAGTCGCATCCTCATAACGGGTGCATACCGATATCCCGTTGACCGTATCGCGCACGATATCCCGGCAGGTAGCGGACAGAGCCCGCAGGAAGTCATCACCGGTCACTTACGTACCCCGCCGATCTTGCCCTCACAGCGCAGCTTGTAGATAAACGCGCCCAATGCCTGCCACGCGTCACGCTGCTCCGGCGTCCACACCTTTTCGTATGACTCAGCCATGCTCATCGATTTGGATTTTGACGGTGCCATATCATTCCACCTCACCCGGTTTATGGTGGCCATGCTCGATGCACTTCTGTTGCTGGTGATCCTCTACCATGCGCAGATCATCCTGGGTATGCAGGCCGGAACGAAGCAGCTCAAACTTCAGGATCTCGATGCCGCGCTCCACATCGACCACCTGCTCCATCTCCTCGACAAAAGCCTGCATATAATCCGGGCGGGATTGAAAATCCTTGTCCGAAAAGCGCTCCATCAGGCGCGTCAGGGCAGCCGCCCCTTCGTTCATCTCCTTGGCCAGGCGCGCGGCGATCACAGCCGGATCTGTGCGGATGTTGTTCAGGTCCGGGTATTTTTTCAGCATAATGTGCTGACGGATGGGGCAGAGATCGCAGTGATGAATGAGGATATCGATAGAGCCAAGCGCATCGGCAATGCGGATCAGGGTGCGGGAGTCGGGGGCATTTGCCAGTCCATCATTCTCATACCCCGACATAGAAGCACCGGTCATGCCCGCCATTTCCGCAAGCGCTTTTTGGGTCATCCCCTTCCTCTTACGCGCAGCCGTTATCTTCTCGCCCAGGGTCATGATTCATTTCCTTTTTTAGTAGAGGGTATGCATCTTATAGTCATCACAGATGCCGTCTTCACTGACCCAGCAATTGTGTAATTTACACTTAAGGATGTGTATATGCAGTGGATGGCTATTCTTTGGGGTTAGAAGGCTGTCTCCTTGTCGGCTTTGGTGGCAATATTTACACAGGTCCGCCATGCGGTATGATTTCGGGCTCGACAATCCTTCTGATGTATTAAGATCTTCAATATTCATAACCCCTCCCGCATTTTTGTTGCTTAGATTGACAAAACAGCCTTTCGTGTTAGGTATGGCCTAATCTTATATTTAACTATTACCTAAACGTCAAGCTTTTTATTTATCCATTGTTTAACTAGTGCCTATACTAAGGAGTTATTTTTAGGTAATTTAACTTTATTTATCAAGTATTTAAATGTTATTTAAATACTTTGACAATGGCGAAATAATTCTTTTTAATGGGGTCATGAAAATAAACAAAGTGGAATTGGGTAAAAGAATAAAAGAGGCGCTTGATAATGCGGGGATTAACCAACGGCAATTAAGTCAGGCCCTTGGCGTCAAGGATCCGTCCGTAACTGCATACATTCAGGGAACCAGTAATCTACCGGCATATGCATATGCAACTATCTCCGAATTATGTCATGTATCAATCGACTGGATTATTAAGGGAAAGAACGCTGCAGGTGTGGCACCAAAGCCGGAGATAACCTACCCGCTCGCCGAAACCGAAAAGAACGCGCTCCAAACAGCCGAGAGCATCATCGAGCGCTTCGGCCTGGACAAACGTTTCCAGGTGGTAGAGATCCATCACATGCCAGGACAGCACGACATAACAATGACCGAAGATGAACAGAGATTATTCAAAGCATTCCGGAGTCTGGATCCCCGTCGCCAGGAAAGATTGATCGAGGATGCAGAGGACATGGTTTTGGCGCGGAAAGAATCGCTAGAAAAAGGGCACACAGGCGGCGGCTTAATGGATCAGAGCTGCGGATAGAAATGGTAAGGCTTGGCTGGAGAGTGGTTTAAAGGTGGATTCTCGAATATTGAAATGATGCAAAAATAAATGGAGCGTGCGTGAAAATTATCATTATGGTCTTTGTAACATTTTTATTGGTACACACGGCCTATGCAGCAACCGGACAAGACTATGATCGGGTTACAACTTATGCGACCCTCATTGGCAGATCTGTCGCTTGCGGACAGAATATCCAATACGGCTCGAAAAGGGTTGGTGCCTGGATGGATAGAACTTTTTTCGGCAAAGAAAAATCAGCACAAATATTGGTTTTCACCACAGCGGTCCAATACGCCGCTGAACAGCAAAAGGCCGGTAATAGCCCTGATACTTGTCGGAGCGTTGTCAAAACATACAACAAGATCGACTGGCCATAAGGACATTATTAAAAGCGTTAGTATTGAAGGATTCATATGTCATACATCATAGCGGCCGCATTTTTAGGTGCAAGTATTGGCGCCCTTTTGTGGGGTACAGCAGGATCAATCGTCTTTATGATACTGGCAGCAGCTATAATGTATTGGGCACGGCCGAATGAAACAAGGACTGATAGAAAACCAATGATGTCAGCCAAACAAACAGCCCCGCGGGAACCCCTCAAAACCACCACAAGTGATCCAATAGCCACATCCATGATAATATCCATGCCGAGTCTAACCAGAGCCAATACAAGTTATTCAATCAATGAAATTGATTTATCTTGTTCTTGCCCTGACTTTCAAAAATCGAGATCGTATTTTGCTGCGGATGACCCAAGAAAACTTTGCAAACATGTCATCAAATTTTTATGTGAAAACCAACAGCAGCATCAATTTGAATTGTTCAAAGAAAAACTTGATTGGTGTTATGAAAAAGAGAGGGGTTTTCCTTTGTTTGGCGAGCAATTCAAATCAGCCGACAATGAATTCGAAATAGTTGGATTTATGCCAAGTGAGAACCAGTGGAACTTCAACAGCGAAGGTTTTTGGATCGAACTTTATTACAAAAATACACGGTTTGCATTCAATCCGGTTTTTCAAACATGGACCAGAAATCGTAAAATATTGACAGATGATGTCAACATGGAGAAAGCCATTCTGCAGCAGATATTACCCAATTATCCTGCATGGAGAAAATATCAACGGCAGTTAGACAGAGCATGAAGGCGACTACCGCTGCCATCTACATCCGTAAATCGCGCGAGGAAAAAGACAAACCCTCCCACCGCCTCACCGTCCAACGTGAACAACTCCCCGCCCATGCCCGCGCTCAGGGATGGACTCCCGCGATCTATGACGACGGCCACGCCTCTGCCGCCAGGGGCAAAACGGAATCCCTTCCGGAACGTGCCCGGCTCGAGCGCGACATCCGCGCCGGCAAAATCAATGTCATCCTCTGCATCGAACTCTCCCGACTCTCTCGTGACGACACCATGCAGGATTACATCGCCTGGCTAACCCTCTGCGCCGATCACCGCGTCAAACTGGCCACCCCCAGCCGCAGCCTTGACCCGGCCCAACATAGCGACTGGATGCTGCTGCTGATGGAAGGCGGGTTTTCTTCAGTCGAAATGAAGGTGCTGCAATCCAGAATGAAGGAAGGACGGGACGAAGCCTACAGGGCAGGGAAGTTCCTCGGAGGCGGTTGCCCCCCACCATATATTTACGACAAGGCACAGGGACGGCCGGTGGTAGATCCGGAACTATTGCAACAGATGACCCAGATCTGGACCATGGCCGAGACCATGAGCGCGCGCAGCATCGCCAGCGAACTCGGCCGGGCCGAATCATTCATAATCCGCAGCCTCTCCGACGATCGGCTGTTGTTCTACCAGGCAAAGCGGGTGGATCAGCAGACAGGCGAGCTGATACCATGCGACTGGCAGCCTGTGATGACTCAGGAACAGGCCAAACAGATCAAGGTTGCCCGCAGTACACGCCACAACAAGACCAAGGGTGTTAAAAAACATCCCGCCGCCTTGCTTTCCAACCTCGGAATCATGTTTTGCGGGTACTGCGGACGGACCATTAAAACATGGTACAACACTAAAGAAAGGGCCGATGGAAGCCGTCTTAACTACTATGGCTGCGCAAGCAAGGACACCCGTTTAAAATGCGATCGCGCCCGGCTCATCGCCCAAGACGTCATTGATTTTTATGCGACCACAAACATCTTCAACACTCTTGAGAACCTGGAAGAATTAAAGGGAATATGGGAACAACAACAAGGCAGGGTTAACAGCGGGGAAGAACTCAAAAGGATCAACGAGGAAAAGAAGAAAAACGAGGAAAAGAAAAAGAGATTAATCACCGCCATCACGAATGGAATAATGAATCTGGCCGACGCCAAAGGCGCCATGGATGAAATCAAGGCAAAAATCGAAACCCTTCAGCACCGGGCGGACCAGATTGCCGATATCATCAAGAGCCCACCCAACTGGGATGCAATTGACCTGACTAGGGAAGATTATAACCAACTCGACAGAATAAATCGAAGAGAGTTTATCCGGACGATCATTACGCGCATCGACATCTACAACATGCACGCCATAATCACCTACACATTCCCCCGCAAACCAGACGGCACCGCCACCGCAAAAATCAACCTGCCTGCAACACACCGTGGAAAAAGGATCGACAAATAGAAAAAGCCCGCAAGCGGGCTTTAAGTTGTTAACGGTTTGTTCACCTGCTCTACCGACTGAGCTAATGGGGAAAGAGGTTTTCCAGCTGACGCCCTGTTTATGTGGCTTGAAAGGTGTTTTTGCTCTGCAAATACGCCTTAAAAACCTGCTAAAACCCGTGCATCAACGAGGTGGGTTTATAGCATGTTATTTTTTATCGTGTCAATAGTTTATTACTCAGCAGCCGTCGGTTTTCAGCTTTCCAACCCCTTCAGGAACGCGAAAATTGTGTCTGCTATTTGGTAATATCCTTCAGTTGCAGGGTGAACTCCATTGCTTTGCCGCGCGACGGTTACCGATGTGCGGCTATTAGCTGGCGCAGGGGAGTATCTCGGCATGTTGTTAACTGTGTCGAGATTACTGTTTATCGGTACGACATATATTCCGGATCCGGTTCTCCCGCCAAATTGATCAATGAGATGCCTCCACAGAATCATCAAATTGCGCCTGAATCTCCAGCGGGTTTGCCCGCACAGATAGGAAACGCCCCACCCATCCTGAGAATATGAGGGGGGGCTTGTCAGCGCGATGCCGATTTTCATGGCGGCGTTATAGGTATGCATTGACGTAATCATGCTTTCATAAATTCCGGCCATGCTGGCGGCGACAGCCAGTGCTCCGGCATCGGTTGCGGCGCTGAATATATCGTTTATCCCCAGGTTTATGATTGTCACGTCGCAGCCAGCAAAACCGTTGGTCGAGATGAACTGCGGGAAATTAAATACTCCTGAGAATACAAATGCCGATGTTACGTCGGTAAAATGTTGCTGCGCTGTCCAACCGCTCACCCCCTCATGCAGGTCTATGCCCGTGCCCCTGGTTCCGATGCAGGTGATATTCATGGCGTCAGCCGAAAACAGATTGTTGAGTTCGATAGTCGTGGTATTAGCAGCTGTAGTCGAGTCGCCAATTACTAACAGACGGCGGGTTAACCCTGTACCCGCAGCAGCAGACGCCACGATTAGACTGGCCTGCGTCGCGACTTTTAGTGCCGTTTGCGCGCCTTTGGCAAAGACGCTGATATCCAGGGTCGTTGTGCCGCTAGCCTCAGACACATAGGTCCACCGCTCCGACTGTTGACGACCGAGCGTACAGGTGACATCCCAGTTGAACTCATTTGCATCCAGCGAGATCAGATTTTCAAAATAAACATTCATCTCGTGGCCAACAACCGCGTAAACGGCCGGGGCCAGGACAATATCTATTGATTCCAGCATTTGCAGGGACAGAAAGCTGTCGAGGGTGTCATACGAAACAGAGCCGTCAGCTGGCGGAAGCCCGCCCGGCAGGGACGAGATGCCAATGACAGCGGCTTCTGAAGAGGACAGGCCGGTTGCATTAAGCAATTCGATGCTGATGCAGTAATCCGGGCCATTGTCCGCCCAGACCGTGGTCTTGTAATATGAGTTGCCCTGATATATGCCGCTGGTGATCACGCCGATGCATTCCGCCACCGAGCACGCGGCGCCATTGATATCGGTGGCCGTATACCCGACAAAGTACGTCGTCCCAAAATCGGCGTTAGACAGAGATGTGAGCGCCAATGTGGCCGGATCTCTCAGGGCGATGCTTAGTCCCGTCTGCTCCGCAGATGACGGGTCAATATAGCTGGTGCCTACAGCCAGCAGCGTCCCGGTAGGGCCTATATCTCTGATCTCGATATGGATAGCCTTCCATGCGCCTGTGTCAGTATATGTAATATTCGGTATCCTGGCCAAATTGACTGTCCAGGCTCCTATATTGTTGTATTTAGAGCCCCAGCCGGTAAAGGGCAAAACCTTGGCCAGGGTGTTTTGGTGCGAAGTTTCCGCGACGACCGGAGTTTCACCGTTGTGCGTTATTTGGGTCACAACTGTGTAACTGAGTGTACTTAAAAATTCATCGGACGCGGCGGCCGAGGTCTCCAAATTATTGACATCTGCGAGTAGAGCCGCAATGTGATCGACGGCATCCTCCAAATTGATGTACGCTTCAAATGCCGTAGCGGATGTGCCTTGTTCGACCTGCAGCGTTGATTTCCAGACGGTACCCACGGCAAATGTGGAAAATCGGAGATAAGCGGCACCGGCCGGTGCCAGTACTGTGATATTCGAACCGCTGTTCAATTCCCCCGAAACGAAAACATAACTGGTGTTGTACCACGCGACCCGGTTGAGGTTTGAAAACGTGTAATATTGCCCCGCTGTAACGGCTATATATCCCGAGGCGTTGTATGTTGCGTTTATATCCAGAGTGCCGGAGAGCTGATTAATATAATATCCATAAGTTATTGATGCGGAATAAAAATCAAATAGGTTTTTCCCGACAACATTTCTGGCCTTGGCCGCGACTGCCTGTTCCACGACGGCTACCCGGTCGAAACTGCTCTGCACCCACGTTCCGGCACCGCTGGCGCCTGATTTCCGGTACGTGCCGTTATTGGCGGGTGTTGTGTCCGAGGTGACATATGCAACCGCTTTATCCGGGAGTGAGAGGTCGGCTAGCAAATTAGCCTTGGTCGCATATCCGGCAACCCCGGACGCCTGCCCGGTCAGGGCCGCATCCACGCCGTTGGCCAGCGTTGTGAAGTTGCTGTCGATCTGTGTTTTTACCAGCTTTTGGGTCTGGTTCCCGCGCAGATTCATTTGCGATAGAATTGTCATTATCTCTCCTTTGCCGCGTCAGGCGGAATAATCGTCGCTGTAATCATCTTCCGCGTAGGGCCAGTCTACGTGATCCAGGACCGACAGGCGGATGGTATCCATGCTGTGTGCTGCGCCTGGCGCAATCTCCGGGGAGACAACCGTGCCGATAATGCCCCCGGCAAACCCCAGCGTAACCTGGTCACCGAAGATTAATTCCTCGTTTTCCAGGTAGGTTTCAAAGGTGTGCATCCTCGCGCGTCGGGATTGGGCATTCAGGTAAAAATTAGCGATTGACTGCGCCATAAAGGCGTCGCAGATAAAATCGCACATAAACAGGTCTTGTTGCTCGTGCTCGCCGTAATACAGGATTGATTCGGCATCCCGCCCAGCGATCAATCCGTTATAGGCCTCCGCGCCGCGGGACTGCCGCCAGTCCCGGCCATAACGCAGGTTGATGACGTTTATGATATCATCCAACGATATTTTTTTGATGCTGTGGACCATACGGCCATTGTCGATCCGGCAGACGGTGATGGTTTTGGTCGGGATGGGGATATCGGGGCGCACGATCAGTTTTGAAATACCGCGCTCGCGGCAGAACCAGGCGCGAGACTGGAACGCCAGAGAATCCAGCCAGTAGCGGGCGTCTTTATATTCGCTGATGACCACATCCAGGCGATAGCCAGCGGGGAAGTCCCCTGTCTGCTGCAGGGTGGTATCATTGCACCAGGTGCTGAGGATGTCTGCTGCAACCGCGGCCGGTGTGTAGATATTGCGGGTTACATCCACCAATACGCCGTTGGTGACCAGAGTTACCGTGTTATCGCCGGTCAGGGCGGTGGGATCGCCGGTACGGGCCACGCCAGCAGCGGGTTCTGTGGTTGTGACGGAATCATAAATTACTGATCGTTGGGCGGAATTGATTGTAACGGTTACATTTTGCGAACCGCACGTGACCTGTATATTTGGTAACCCTACAGTGGAACCCGACCATTTGACCGAGGGCGAGGATGCCAGGCCGGACTGTACCAGTGACCCATTGACATACACGTTTTTCGCCAGGGCATTGCCGCCATAGGCAAAATCATAACTGTTCGTTTGTTCGATAATACCCGAGATAGCAGCATAGGCCGGGGTGACTGTAACGCTGGTGGATGTTGACCCGCCATACTGCACCCCGATATTGGTCGCTATCTGCAGCCGGTTGCCCTGTGTCTCGTGGGTGTGTTCCCCCTGGTCGACCGCGATGTCTTCAACCACACCCAGGGCCGCCAGCTGGTTGATCGTAAACCGGCCCGGCATGCTGACCACTGCGCGGCCGGGGTATCTCCCGGACGGATGCGCGTTCCCTGCCTGTCCGGTGTACAGCGTGCAGACGCTGGTGATATCCAGCTCTGTGTCCGCATCCATGCGCGCCAAAACCTGGTTGATGCTGTCCACGGCCACTCCGGCGGCAATAAACACATATTCCGATAATTGTTGCCAGGCCGTAGCGCCCTGGTTATGCACCGCCGCCAGGGTAGCATTGATGCCGCGGGTAACGGTGGCCGTGGACCCGTTGATAGCGGTCACCAGCATTTCCTCGCTATCGATAACCAGTGTGTGCCCGCTGGCCCAACCAGCGCCACTGGATAGGGTGAGGGTGGAAGCGGTGGCGGTGATTGCCGCCGCCAGGGTGGTTTTGAGGCCGACATCGGCACCCAGGGCCGGATACGGGCCAGGATCACCATAGGGGATCGGCAGCATCTTTCCGACGTCCCTGGTGTCGGCGTTCGGATATGTGCCGCTATCCAGCAGAGTGCCGATTTTATTGTTCAAGCGGATGGATTCATCTTCCAGTTCCAGCCGGTAGATTGTTTCATCGGCGGCCTCGGCGTCGCGGATATGGCCCCGCCATTTTTCCTGCGGCGGACTGGCAGCGGCATCCAGACCGCGAAACCAGAGATAGAGCACGGCCGGGTTTTGCTCGATCTCGCAGGTTTCATACAGGGTTTTGATATTAGTGGCCGCCTCTGGATCGGGATCCACTAACACGTCGCAACTGAAACCAGAGGTTTTATATTCGCGTAGACCGTTGGTAACACCGCCCTGCACCACACCAAAACTTTTGATCCAGGGCAGTGTGGTGATATCGATGCCCCCCCAGCCGGTGATGGTGATGGCCGATCCGGACAGGTAATAGTCGCTGGCTTCGACGGTGATTTTTAATATCCAGATCGGGCAACTGCCAGTAGCGGCGTTTTTAGCCGTATCCCAGTCGGCAACTGCAGGCGGATCGAGGTCCGCATCTTCTTGCAGCTCTATTTCCAACCTATGCTGATTGGGGCCAATCTGCCGGTGGCGCAGTTCGGGGGCGAGGTAACGGACTGTGTGCGGGACTCCCAGATGATCCCACCAGACAAACGGGTTTTGCATGCCCTGGGCGGTGATCTCCAAAAACGTGCGGGCCGAGGCCAGGGTGGAATCAGGAAGCCGTGGGAAAACTATGCGGTGTACCGTGCGACTCACCAGGCGGTCGTAGACATGCAGTGCGCCGGCGGAATCAAATCCTGAGGCTTGGATCAGCTGCGGTTGCTCGCCCCCCTCGCGGAGCGGCGGGCTGTTGAACTGCAGGGTTGTCAGGCCATTTGTGCTGATGAATAGGTTTTGCATCAGGCGTGCCTCAGTTTTACCGTACAGATATGCAGATCATAACTCCGCTCGGATATCTCCGGCAGAACTGGCGAGGCAAACCGGACAACGGTGGCCACGCCAAAAGCATCGCGATAAGTGAATGGGTATATGGATCCGCGCACGGTAGTGTTCCAGAAGGCGAGGAATTCCGCTTTTTCAACGGTGGTCATGCGTAATGGGAGATCAAAAACGGCGTCTTTGACATACAGCGGATAGGCAAAACGGGTTGCCCCGGCTGTTTCCTCGGCGGCCTGCTGGAAAGACAGTGCGTTGTCGCCTCGGGCGGGAGCACGGGTAATGGTTACATTGCCAGCGTCATGGATGAACGAGATCGACATGATCTATGCCGCCCGTTGGCGCGCCGCTATTTTCTGGATTTCCGGCCAGACCTGACGGGCGAGTTCGGCGGCGGTGGTTTGGTTGGTTACATTGGGGAGGGTGAAGGTGAGGCCACCCTGGATGGTGATGGAGGCACTATTTTGTCCCGGAGGAGTTTTGCCAGCCGGAGTGATATAACCGCCTTTGTTACCCATGGTCAAAAATTCGGCACCATTCTCGTTAATGCGATAGGTAGTGTAGGGTTTTACCGGGCCACCCGACGCGCGGCCATCTATTACGCTGGTGCCGGCTTCTGCCAGTTCCCCATTGGCCCAATAGGTGTTGCCGCCCTGGGTATAATAGTCGCCATAATGTTTTGCCGCAGAAGTGGAACCGGTATTTTGCATAATGCCGGGGATGCTTTGCAGATTGGCGAGGCCATTGACCCGCAGGTTGATATCTATTTCCTTGACCCGCGGCAGGTTTTGTAACATCTGGTCCAGCACACGGACACGATCTTCGGTGGCCTTGATCCGGGTTTGCCAGGCGTCTGATTCCTGGGCCGCGGCAATTGCGGATTCTTCCATCTGGCTGATCTGACGCTTGCCAAGTTCCTCTATTTTGCGTTCCAGACTTTCACGAGTGGCACGGGCGTTATAGATTGCTTCCTCGGCAGAAACATTGGCGATACTGCCGGTGCGCGCCAGCTCCATCTGCTCTTCTGATTTTTTGATCAGATCGTCGTAGGCCTTGGCTTTCTTTGCCAGAGATGCCGGACTCCAGGCGGCCTCGTTGTCGAGATCACTCTCGGCCTGCGATAGTTCATTGCGGACGCGGTAATATTTTTGATAGTCGTCTTCGGCTCCGCGCAGGGCCACGGCCTGCTCTTCTGCCCGTTTTTTATCGCGCTGCGCCTTGGATTCGCTGACCGCCTCCATGGATTGCCGGAAGCTTTCCAGTTGTGAGACCCGTTCTTTGTACTGGTCTGCAAGTCTGGCCCCATATTCCTTCTCGATGTTCAACAGCGATTTAACCCGATCTTTTTCAATATCAAGGATGCCACGGGCCTTGTCCTGAAAGGCTTTGAAGGCGGCGTCTTTTTGTTTTTCAAATTCCTTTTTCTGATTTTCTCCGGCAGCTTTGGCCCGTTCGGCCGCCTCTTTGGTTTTGGCCTGATCGGTCTTGACCGTTTCCGCGGCAAGTTCGGCGTCGGTTTTTTTAGACGATACCGGCGCAACAGCAGCGTCTTTGGCGCCGGAACGGATAGCGCGCATCAATACTGGCGAGACGGCATAACCCAGGCTGGATAGCCAGCCGGGAGGGGCTTCACGCATGGTCTTCATCATGTTGGCCATTGCGCCGGCCATGGTGTTCAGGGCAGGCATCAGGGTGGTGCCGATGGCTGCAGCGGTGGACTTGACCTCGTTGTTGAAGCGGTTGATGGCCGCCTGGCCACCCTGCGCGGATTTCGTGGCCGACTCGCCATAGGTCTTGTGCAGTTGTTCAGCCAGTTTCGGCAGCACATCAGCCGACATCAGCTTGCCCTGCTCCATCTGTTTGAGCAGTTCAGCCGTGGTCATGCCCATGGCATCGGCGGTCAGTTTGAGCGCGCCGGGCAGCCGTTCGCCCAGTTGGCCGTTCAGCTCTTCTGCGGAAATCTTGCCCTTGCTCATCATTTGCGACAACGCCAGAAATATGCCGTTGGCTTCGTCCCCGGAGAGCTTCATCGCCGTGACGGCTTCCGATACCCCGACAAATATTTTACGGGTGGCTTCACCCTCAATGCTGGTGTTTTTGGTAGAGGCGGAAAACTTGGCAAAGGCGCCAGCGGTCTCTACAAAATTAAGGCCCAGGCGCTGTGATTCTTCCCGGATGAATTGAATCTCACGGGCAGCCGCTGCGCTGGATCCGGCAGTCGCCTCCATGGCGGCGGTATATTTTTCAGTTGCCAGGGCCGCAGCAATCGAGGATTTAGCCAGCATGCCCAGTACTGCGGGACCGGCCAGGCGGAGAATGGACTCGGAAAGAATATTTACATGGCCGGTAAGTCCTTGCACATCCCCGGCGGCATCTTTTGCGCCACGACCGACATTCTGCATGGCGGAGCTTTTGTCGATGTCCGCCAGCTTGGACTGCATCGCAGATTGTGCCCGCTCGATATCTGCCGCGCTGGCGACCCCTGATTGCCGGATTAGCTCGAATGCGGTCCGGGCACTGTCTTTTTGCCGCTGGAAAACCGCATCCGAGGTGGTACCCAGGCGCTGAAAGGCATAACCCATCAGCTTGGAAACATCCTCGCCGCGGTCTTGCATGGCCTTCATTTCTGCGATGGCCTTGTCCGCAGAAGCGGATATGAGGAACCTGACGTCTTTTGCCATTTATCTATTCCTCGGGGGTTTGCATCTCCTGGTGGATGATCGCCAGAAAGTCCAGTTCGTCAATGGTTACATCATGCAGCCGGAATATCGTGTCCGCGTTAGTTAATCCTCGCAATGCCTGACAATGATCATATATGCGCCGGTAACGATCGTGTCCGGGGGGCGGCGCAGGGATCGGGCATCCTTCAGCAGTTTTGCAGGCGGGCAGCTGGGCGTCCAGTTGCTCGGCCTCCCGGCAGGCCGCGCAGGACATATCTCTGTAGTCCTGGCGGGCTTGCAGGTATTCGGTCAGCTTTTTTTTTGCTGTTCCCGTTCGGCATCCAGCATAGCGGCTAATGAAAGGGGCTTGCCAAACAGCGCCACCCGGAACTCGGTCACCTTGTCGGAGATGTAATTGATGTTTTCCGGCGTGCACAGATAGGGCGCATCACCATCAGCAATGCCTTCCCAGGCGACCGTAACCCGGGCGGCCAGTTCATGGCGGAATAGATCTTCGTCCAGGGTACCAACCAGTTTGCCGTCTTTTTCTTCTTTGATTTTGCAGGATTCACGCAGGGCGTCATATTCGTCCTGTGATATGTGCGTGAACTGCGCCCGGAATTCGTCCACAATCGGGACCCAGGCCCGTGTCCCACCGGTTTTTATTTTTGATACGTCGAGCATGTTTGTTGTCTCCTGTCGGACAAAAAGGCTATCAGGCCAGCAGGCTGGCGCTGATCTTGTTGGTCACGGTGATCCACAGGGGATCGGTGATGCCGACCATGCCGGCCGGGGCGACGGTTGCGCCCAGGACTTCATATTCCCGGCTGTTCTTGATGATGCCGGCCTCGTAGGGGTTTTCGTACATCTTCGGCTTGAGGTGCGGCATCTGGATCTTGAACAGGTAGGGGATGGCACCCTCGATGATCGGGCCGGTGCAGATGATCTCGCACTTTTTGGAGATATTGTCCTTGAGATCGGCGCGGGCCGCCAGGCTGGACGTGCGGGGAAACTGGAGTTTGAGCGAGACATCGAACATGCCGTCGCCGGTGGGCTCATCGATCAGGTCGCGGGGGGCGGCATCCGCCGAGGCGAACGATCCATATACCCCGGACAGCTTGCGCTCGATGGTGAGTTCGATGGAGGATGGCCCGATCTTGTCGCCGGCGGCCAGGGCAATGGCGGACTGAGCGTTGATCCGGATCTCGGTCTGGCCCATGTAAATACGATTGGCGCGCTCCAGGATGGTGACGTTGTTGAAGGTGGTGGTGTCGTTGACGCCATCCACAACCACGTCGGTACCGGGGCCGGATATGGTGATCTGGACAGGTTTGCCTGTCTCGAATTTGAGCACCGCCTTGCCGGGCTTCCATGAGGGGATCTCCTCCACGCCCAGGGCGCCGAGCATGCCGCACAGGGTGCCGAACAGGCCTGCGGTGGTATTGGCGACCTTCATGATGTGGTCGTAGGAAATTGCGCCGGCGGCGTGCAGATCAGGGACAGCGGAGGTGCCCATGATCATGGCCAGCATGGTGAGCAGTGTGCCGTCGTTGTAGCGCAGGTAGGCCGGTACCTCGCCGTCGCACTTGACCTCACCGGCGCTGGTATCCACAGAAAACAGCTGACCGCGGGAATCATCCTTGATGTTGGTGGTGTCGGCCTTGAGGCTCAGGTCCAGCCCGAGAAAACCGTTGCCGGCGCCCAGCTGAATGGCCGTATTCCAGTCCGCGCCTTTTTTGAATCCGTAGCGGAGTTCCGTTCCGTTGCTCATTGTTCATCCCCTCCCTTCTGATCTTTATGTTTTTTGCC